ATTGGAGTAAGCAAGGATTCGTTAACTAATTATGAATTAAATCTATGTAAGCAAGTGCCAGTTGATATTGTTGTTAAGATGGCAGATGCTTATAATTCTCCAGAGCTTTTAAATCATTATTGTTGCAATGAGTGTCCAATAGGAAAACTTACTATAAGTCCAGTGAGTCAAGATAATATTGATAATATTTATAAACTATCAATTAATATTTTTAATGTTTTGGGTGAAGGGAATGAAATGGGTAAAAAATTATTGGATATAGTTGAAGATGGCGAAATAACAGAAGATGAAAAACCAACAGTAGATTATATAGTTAATAATTTGAAGAAACTTTCAGGGTTTACTAATGATTTATTAATAGCTATAGAGAAATCGACAATTGAGGGAGGAGAATAGCTAATGGAAAAAATTTTAGAAGAAATACTTTATACATTACAGGCACTAAAGAATGATAATTTGCAAACACAAAAACAAGAAAAATTAACATATACACTCGAGGAGTGTGTAGCTATTTCTGGAATAGGAAGAAATACTTTATTAGAGGAAACGTATAAGGTAGATTCAACATTTCCTTATTTTAAGGTTGGTAAAAAGATACAAGTTAATAAAGCTATGTTTGAAAAATGGTTAAATGATATGTCAGTAAATCATACCGAGCTAAGAGGGGAGCAATTAAAATGTGTGCAATAAAGTGCCCAAAATTTATCCGTAATAGCCATAAATTGCGTAGCAAAATTGTAGATAAAGAATGTAGAAAAAAGCAGCTAATAGAATGTTGCTGTGGAAATTATAAGAAATGCAATTTATGCGAGTAAATAAAAAAGAACCTTATAAAAAGGTTCAACACGTTCATTGATATGGATTGCAGTCCATATCTCCATTATAAATTATTTGATTGGAGATGTAAATAGATGAAAATTATAAGTTTTTTAAATATAAAAGGTGGAGTTGCAAAAACAACTTCATGTGTAAATGTTGCGGCAGAGTTAGGGAGAAAAGGTCATAAAGTATTAATAATGGATTTAGATCCACAAAGTAATTCTACCAAATACTTAAACATGTATAATCCTAACACCAAAGGAACATATGAATTGCTTGCAGGTGAAGATATCTCAATACAAGGGACAATATATGAAAATCTTTGGATTGTTCCAGCAAACATAAATCTTATTATGAGTGAAGCTGAAATACTTGCAGATACGAAGAAAGCTAGAGAAACAAGGCTTAAGAAATGGCTAAATAGTAAGAATGAAGATTCCTTTGAGTATATATTAATTGATTGTCCTCCTAGTTTAGGAATGCTGTCTATTAATGCATTAGTTGCTAGTGATTATGTTATTGTGCCTTTAAAGATAGATAAATTTGCACTTGATGGTTTTGAATATTTAATGAGTAGTATTCAAGAAGTGAAAGAAGAATTTAATGATAAATTAAAAATGTTAGGTATTTTGATAACAATGGATAGAGCTACAACAATTAACAGAGAAATCAAACAAGAACTTAGAGATGAATTGGGAGACATGGTATTTAAACAAAGCATAAGAGATAATGTGGCTGTAATTAAAAGTACCTTTAATACTACTCCAGTGATTTATTTTAATGCAAAATCAAATGCATCTAAGGATTATAAAAGTTTTGTGGAGGAAATGAAGCAATGTCTTATATAAAGGGTATAGCCGATAGGATAAATGGAGTAGATAAACAAAGTTTTACACAGGAACTAGATATACATAGTCTAGTTCCTTCACAGAATAATTTTTATGGCATACGTGAGGTAGAAGAGCTTGCAGAATCAATTAAAGAAAATGGATTAATGCATAACTTAGTTGTACGAAAGAAAGATAATGATACTTATGAGATTATTTCAGGTGAAAGAAGATACCATGCATTAAAAAGTCTTAATTATGAAAAAGTTCCTTGCCAAGTAAAAGAAATTAGTGATTTAGATGCTGAAATAATGCTTATACAGGCAAATGTTGAGCAAAGAGAATTATTACCTACAGAAAAGATGGAAGGAATTAAGAGGCTTAAAGCTATCTATGAGCAAAAGAAGACTAATGGAGAGCAATTACCTAAGGGAAAGATTAGAGACTTAATAGGACAGGATATGAAGCTTTCAGGAGTGCAAGTAGGGCGTTATCAAAAGGTAGATAAAGATTTAATTGAACCACTAAAAGAGAAGCTTGATAAAGAAGAAATAACATTAACTCAAGCACATACTATTAGTAGTTTGAATCAAGACGAACAGAAAATAATACATGAAGAAATTAAAGATTTAGATCCTAAAGAATCAAAGGAAGAAGTTGAAATTTTAATTAATGGGATTAAGCAGCCAGTTGAAAGTAAACTGGATAAACAATTGCTAGATGAAATGCATCCTCAAATAATTACAGAAGTAAAAGAAGACAGTAATGATAATATCATTAAACTTAAGGAAGCGTTTAAAGAATTTGTTAATCCAAGGCTTATAATCTCAAATGGTTATATAAAAGGAATGATCTATATAAAAAAATATAGTATTTCAAGTGATTCTATATTAACTGTTGGTGATAGCTGGGATAAAGAAGGTTATTTAAATATAGAGATTAATTGTTTTGAAAAGACTAATGAAATTGAACTTGAGCTTGGAAAAACAATAAATCCAAAGATTTCATATAAGATATCAGATGGTGTATATGTATGGTTTAAGAAAAGCATAGGATCAATTATTTAATAAAAAATATACAGTTTATACATTAGTTATAGGCTGTAAGACCAAGGAGGTACACTATGAAATTTACTCATTTAGGATTTAGTCAAGAGAGAGCAATACAGATGGATCTAGACGATAAAGACTTGGCAATATTAAGATGGTTTATTGACTTTAAAGATAGTAAAAAAATAACTAAAAAAATATTTGATGAAGAAGTATTCTATTGGGTCAAATATGAAGCTGTTATTGAAGAATATCCTATATTCAAATTCAAAAAAGATACTGTATATAGAAGACTTAAGGGACTTGCTAATAAAGGCATATTGAAACATAGAACACTAAAACAAGGTGGAGTATGGAGCTATTATACATTAGGCAACAAGTATATAGAATTAATATCAGATAAAGCCCAAGAAGAAAATAGTGAAGATGAAAAAAATGAAGAAATAATTGAAATTAAAGGGGTCGGAAATGAATCCGAAGTGTTCGGAAATAAATCCGAATCAAACGGATTGAAACACGAAACGAAAAGGTTCGGAAATAAATCCGAACTAAACGGAAATAAATCCGAATCAAACGGATTTAAATCCCGAACGAAAAATCCATCTACTATATCCATCTACCATAATATATATAGTGCAAATGATGCACAAGATATTTGGAGTATATATCCTAACAAAAAAGGAAAGGATCAAGCTATTAAAAAATTACCTAAAATTTTAGAAACGTATGGTAAGGAACATATATCAAGATGTGTTGAAAGATATTCAAAGGAAGTTCATGGCAAGGATACACAATTTATTCTTAATGGTTCAACATTCTTTAATGGTAGATATAAAGATTATCTTGATGATAATTATAAATCAACTCAAGTTATAGATATCAATAAAAATAATGTTGAATCCAAAATAATAAAAATAGATAAATCAAAGTTTGGAGCGTTGTAATATGGAGAATTTAAATAGAATATTACCAAATAGTATTGATGCAGAACAAGCAGTTTTAGGTTGTATAATAAGTAATTCAGATAAATTACTAGATATTGAATTCTTATTGTCAGATGATTTTTATGTTAGTAAACACAAGAAAATTTATGAGATAGTAAAATCGCTTTTTAATAGATCAATAGGAATAGATTTAGTTACAGTTTTAGAAGAAATAAGAAAAAGAAGCTTACTTGATGAATGTGGTGGAGTTAGTTATGTGTCAGAGTTAGCAACTTCATATTTTGAAAGTGCTAATGCTAGGACGTATGCAGATATAGTTAAAGAAAAATCCAATAGGCGAAAATTAATTAAAGCAAGTAGATTCCTCCTAGAAAGTGCTTATGAAGAAGATGTAAAAAGTATTATTGATAAAACTGAAAATTATTTGTATGAAATATCAAGCAATCAAAATAGAAATGATGTTGTAACAATAGATAAAGCAATAGAGCAAACACTTAGAGCATTAGAAGAAAGATATAGAAATGGTGGAAAACTTATTGGACTATCAACAGGGTTTCAAGATATAGATCAAATAACAGGTGGACTTATAAAAAAAGATTTAATAATAATAGCAGCAAGACCATCAATGGGTAAAACTGCTTATGCATTAAATTTAGGACAGGCAGCTTCAAGAGATGCAAGTGTAGCAATTTTTTCTCTTGAAATGTCTAAAGAGCAATTAGCAGATAGATTGTTAGCAGCAAAATGTCTAATAGATTTTGGAAAGATTAGAACTGGCTGTTTAGATGATTCTGAATTTGAAAATATTGCAATTGGAGCAAATGAATTAATGTCAAGAAAATTAGTCTTAGATGATACGACAACTCTTTTAAGTGATATAAAAGCTAGATGTAGAAAACTAAAAATACAAAGTGGACTAGATATTGTAATTATAGATTATCTACAACTTATAAGAACAACCTTGAAAACAACAAGTAGAGAACAAGAGGTCTCACATATTTCAAGAGAACTTAAGGCATTAGCAAAGGAATTAGATATTACTATGATTGCATTATCACAACTATCAAGAGCACCAGAGCAAAGAGCAGACCATAGGCCGATATTATCCGATCTAAGAGAATCAGGATCTATAGAACAGGATGCAGATATAATACAGTTTCTTTATAGAGATGAATATTACAACAAGGAAACAGAAGATAAGAATATTGCTGAATTAATCACAGCTAAAAATAGAAATGGACAAACAACTACAACCAAGCTTGCATGGTTAGGACAATTTCAAAGATTTGGTTGTTTGGACGTTATAAGGGGATGAAATCAATGAGTAAAAATGATGAGATTATAAATAAAGTCGTCGAGACATATTTTGAAAAACCTGATAAAACGCTGGAAGCAATTTTTAAAGAATATACAGAAGGTTTTTCAGAGGATGAAACAAAAGCCTTTTATAAAAGATTAAAAGAAATAGTGAATTAAATGCACTTGCAGGACTAGGTGGCACATTAGTAGGGATTACAAATTGCTAATGTTAAGGTTACTGCAAATAAAAAATGCAAGAGGAGCAATCCTCTTGTAGAAAATAAGGTGGGAATATGGATATTAAGAAAATAAACAAAACAATTGAATATACGTTCCTTGAAGCCTGGGAAAAGAGTATTGATGATAAAAATGTAGTTATTACTAGCAAGTTCAGTGATGATAGTTACAAAATTGATATATTTGCAAAGAAGAACAAACTTAAATTTTATAATCCAACAATATCTTCATGGCAAGCATGTACTTATGTGTTACCAGAAGAGATATTTAATGTTTGGTATATTACAAAAATGGAGAGTGAGAAACATGAGAGGATGGCAAATTAGATTGATAGGCAAAACATTTATACTTTGGTTTAATCCCGACACATTTGAATTTAGGGCAGTTAATAGGGGAAAGAAATAATACTAAATATGTAGATTGATGGAGGTATATTATGAGAAAATCTCAAGTTGAAAGAATGAATAAAGTAAATGAATTAATAGAATTGATTTCAAGTATAGACAGAAGATTTTTTTACAGTAGATCAAAAGATAAAGTGGCTAAATTTATAGAGGGTAAAACAACAGTATTTTATATTGATGACTACACTCAAGAAAAGATACATCTTAGGAGTGTTTGTAAAGATA